GATGGAAACTATTATAGTAATTTTGTAACTGGTAGTAATGCTTTTGATGGAAACTGGCATCAAATTGTATATTCTTACGATAATGGAACTGGAAAAATATATTTGGATGGCACATTAAAAAACACCAATTCTTTCAGTAAGTGTAATGATGCAGAAGAAATAATAATTGGAGGTGAAACTGAAAGTAGTGGTTTTTATTTTAATGGAAATATTTCTCAAGTTTCTTTTTATAATCGTGTTCTAACAGCAACAGAAATCCAACAAAACTTTAATGCTCTTAGAGGCAGATTTGGAATCTAAATAACAAAATAAAGAGAAACTGAAAGGGAATGGGAATATCTTATAATCCAAGAATAGTTACTGATGGTCTTGTATTAGCACTTGATGGTGCAAATTTAAAAAGTTATAGTCAAAATGTTTTTCCTTATCCACTAGATGGATATTCTTGGGGAACCAGTGGATATCAAATGACAGTATCTAGAGATACTTCAACTTCAAGTCCAGTTGGAAATTCTCCCTTAAAATTAGTAACATCAGGAACTTCTGCATATACTAATACATATAATTCACTCCCATTTACTTTATCTCCTGCTGCACAAGGACAAACTTGGACATTTAGTTTTTGGGTAAAAGGAAGTTCATCATTCTCAGCATCTATGCTAATATTTGAGTCTAACTCAAGTGGAAATTATACTGCATATGGACAACCTTATTATAGTGTAACTACAGAATGGACTCGTGTTTCTGGTAGTTATACTATGACACAAGCAACTACTGCTGGAGTACAAGTTAGAATAGATTGTTATGTTAATGGTGTGACACTATGGGTTGATGGATTTCAGTTAGAAAAAGCAAGTTCTGCATCTTCATTTAATTCTATATCAAATACAAATGGAACCACTTGGAGAGATTTGATTGGTAATGGGAATACAGGAACTCTTACAAATGGACCGACTTATAGTAGTGCTAATAATGGGTCTATTGTTTTTGATGGTGTTGATGATAGAATTGAATGTGGAACTTTCAGTGTTCCATATTTGACTGTTTCAACTTGGGTATATAAAACATCATCAGCAACTAATCAAGGAATTTGTAGAAAAGAAACTGGATGGGCAGTGTCGCAATATAATGGAACTTTACAAGTAGCACCAGGAACTAGTTGGACTTTTTATGATACTGGATATACAATTCCATTAAACACTTGGGTCAATATTGTTTATACTTATAGTGGTACTGGAACAACTGGTTCTCAAACTGTCTACATAAATGGTTCTAGTATATACAGCACTACTGCTGGTTCTGGTCCCATAACTGCAAATTCAAATGCAGTTAGAGTTGGATTTGACGATAATAATTGGTTTTGGGGTGGAAGAATATCAAACACACAAATATACAACAGAGCACTCTCGGCATCAGAAATCCAACAAAACTATAATGCTCTTAAAGGAAGATATGAAAAGGGAGGAATAAACAATCCATTCACCAGTCCAACAGAAGCAAGATTATTGGGTTACACAAGTGGAGACTATTACTTCAAATCTGGAAGTATGTCTTCTCCACAATTACTTGAATTCCAAAGAGATTATTATGAAAATAGAGGATGGGTTTGTGTCTTTAGGTCTCCATATCGTTCTACTGCAACTACCAATAAGATTGATTTGAATATTCCTATGGATGGTCTTTTGGTCCAAAGAGATACATTAGATTTAAGAGGAGCAGTGTATTGGTCAACTCCAATTACTTATAATACTGTTCTTGGGTCAGGAAATAATACTGCAGATAGTGGAACTGGATATGCAGGGTCTAATGCTCGTAGAGTTATGCTTGGAGGTGGTGGAGGTCATGGCATTTATCGTACAGATCAATCCCAATGTAATTGGGGAAATTCCACAGGTGCAATTGGTGCTGGTTGGGATGGTGTTAATTGCGGATCTTTCCCTAATGATTTAGTTTGGGGAACTGGAAATGCCAATCCAGCATATGAGAACAGAAGTGGCACTTGGTCTCACTGGATTACTTGGAGTTGAAATATAAATACCTAAAAAACTATGTACGAATCAAGAAACTTTGCAATCTTCTCAACAACAGAAATTGATAAGATTGATTTCTCTCAAGTATGCGAAACAAGTGCAGAAACTCTACGCAGATCGGTTTCTGGTACTAAAACTTTCGTAAAGTGGGATCAAGGACCTTATGACCCAACACCTTATGAAATTACAAACGCAGAGACAAACGAAATAGAAACAATCATACCACAAGAACCACAACCACCAAGTTTTATTAGTGAACTCACAACACTTGAAGGGATTTATAGTTACACAGAGATTTTAGAGATATTGAGTGGTGAGGAATGGGTGAGTATTATGGAGGGTATGTAAGGTGGGTGTTTATGGTGGACCTACTAATTCTTGGATAAATCTAAGTCCTTCTAATTCACTAAATGGTTTAGTGACTAGTGGATTAGTTCTTGCTCTTGATGCTGGTAGGACTTTAAGTTATCCTGGTTCTGGAACCACTTGGACTGATTTGAGTGGTAATGGTAATACAGGAACACTGACGAATGGACCGACTTATAGTAGTGCGAATTTTGGGTCTATTGTTTTTGATGGGGTTGATGATAAAGTATCAACAAACTATAAACCTTCTGGAGCAAGAAGTTATTTTATTTGGGTCAAATTTAGTTCTCTTACACATCCTTCTGGTTATCAACTGTCTGGAACTCAAGAAGTCAATGCCTATACTTACAGAGGAATAGAAAATGGTGGTGGTGTATATTATTATGCTGGCGCAAATACTGGAGGAAACATTGGAAATCCAGTGACGGTTAATACTTGGGTAAATCTTGGATTTGTTTTGAATGCAGATGGTTCAAGAATTGTATATAAAAATGGAGTAAATATTCACTCTAATACTGGTGGTCTTGGCGGAACAGCAACACTAGAATTTTCAGTAGGTTGTATTAATAATAATTACCACGTAAATGGAAACATAGCACAAGTCTCAATATACAACAGAGCACTCTCCGCAGCAGAAATCCAACAAAACTTTAATGCCACTCGTTCAAGATTTGGAATCTAAACTCATCTAAATAATCAATAACTCTTATATAAGAGTTTCTAAGGTATATACCACCACTGAGGATGAATGAATACAAATCCTATAGTAAGAGTTAAACGTTCATTAGTTCAAGGCAAAGTACCTGAAATAACTCAACTTGGATTAGGTGAGTTAGCGATTAACCACTATGATGGAAAATTATTCATTCGTCAGGATACTCTTGGTGTTGGTATTGGAACTACTGTAGTTCAACTTGGAAATGTAGGACCTCAAGGGGCTCAAGGTTCTACAGGTGCTCAAGGTACTGCAGGAGCACAAGGAGTACAGGGAACTGCAGGAGCACAAGGAGCACAAGGAGCACAAGGAGCTCAAGGTGCTGTAGGAGCACAAGGTGCTCAAGGATTTCAAGGACCTCAAGGTGCTCAAGGAGCACAGGGAACTGCAGGAGCACAAGGTGCTCAAGGTACTGCAGGAGCACAAGGAGCACAGGGAACTGCAGGAGCACAAGGTGCACAGGGAACTGCAGGAGCACAAGGTGCTCAAGGATTTCAAGGACCTCAAGGTGCTCAAGGAGCACAAGGTACTGCAGGAGCTCAAGGTGCTCAAGGTACTGCAGGAGCACAAGGAGATCAAGGTGCTGTAGGAGCACAAGGTGCTCAAGGATTTCAAGGACCTCAAGGTGCTCAAGGAGCACAGGGAACTGCAGGAGCTCAAGGATTTCAAGGACCTCAAGGTGCTCAAGGAGCACAGGGAACTGCAGGAGCACAGGGAACTGCAGGAGCTCAAGGATTTCAAGGACCTCAAGGTGCTCAAGGAGCACAGGGAACTGCAGGAGCACAAGGAGCACAAGGAGCACAAGGAGCACAAGGAGCACAAGGAGCACAAGGAGCACAGGGAACTGCAGGAGCACAAGGAGCACAAGGAGCACAGGGAACTGCAGGAGCTCAAGGTGCTCAAGGTACTGCAGGATCTCAAGGAGCACAGGGAACTGCAGGAGCACAAGGTGCACAAGGAGTTACTGGTCCAGTAGCAGGTTCTGCAAATCAAGTAGTTTATAAAGATGCATCAAATATTGCAACAGGTTCAGGTAATTTAACTTTTGATGGTTCTAATCTTTATGTTGGAGGAAATATTACTGTCGGAGGAACTACAGCATTCCTTGCTGTAAATGAATTAAAAGTTACTGATAAAGATATTGTAGTTGGATATACAACTAATGTATCTGGTGTTGAAATTTCAAATGATACTACTGCAAGTAGTGGTGGTATTGCAGTTGCTTCTACAATAGGAAGTCCTCTTATTAGTATGAATTCTGGTGGAGAACTCACACCAGATACTTATAAGCAACTAATGTGGTTCAAGTCTGGTGCTTTTACTGGACTGAATACTGATGCTTGGATATTTAACTATGGCGTTGGTATTGGTTCAACTCAAATTCCTTATGGAGTGAGATTTGCTGCTGGTGGAATGCAAGTTACTGATACTACAATAACAACTCCACAACTCCAAGTAACTGGAATCTCAACCTTCACAAATGGTCCAGTACTGATTGGAAGTGGAACTTCTACAGGAACAGCATCACAACCACTTCAAGTTACTGGTGGTGCTTATGTTTCTGGTAATGTCGGTATAGGAACCACAAATCCACAAACAAAACTTCAAATTAATGGAGTGTTGGGATTTGGTGCGAATAATAACGCAAGAATTGGTGATAGTACTACTGGTGCTTCCATTACTAGTGGTACTAATAATATCTTTATTGGTGCTAATGCAGGAAACAGTAATAATACTGGAAGTTCTAATATATTCTTAGGTCAACTTGCGGGATTCTCCAACCAAGGTGGACTTAGTAATGTCTTCCTTGGTAGTTCGGCAGGATATACCAACACAGGAAGTTCTAATGTCTTCTTTGGAAGTAATGCAGGATTCAATAACAGCAGTGGAGGTTCTAATAGTTTTATTGGTGTTGCTGCTGGAATTAGTAACCAAACTGGAAGTAATAATATTTTCCTTGGACCCAGAAGTGGTATTTCAGCAGCGGCATCTTATAAAGTTATAATTGGTAGTGGATACCTCTCTAATTATTTTGACTCTCCCAATACTACTAAGGATACTCAATTTGCTGTTGGTGTAAGAACTGATGCTAATGCAAGTAAGTATTGGTTAGTTGGTGATGAGAACTTTAATATTGGTATAGGAACCACAAATCCAGGAGCAGGAATTAAACTTGATGTTGTTGGTGGAGAAATCAAGGCAGGTAGAATTGATACATTTAATGAAGGTGGTCAGTTAAGTTTTGGTAGAGCAACTGATAATGCAACTGCTTGGTATATTGATGTTTATGGAAATACTTCAACACCAAATCTTCGTTTTGTTGATGTTAGTAATGCGGCAGTAAGAGCTCAAATTGATGGTTCTGGAAACTTTGTTTTTGAGAGTCCTATTGAATTAAATTCTACATTAAGGGACATTTATAATAATGTAGGTCTTGCTGGATCAGTTTTAAGTTCTACTGGTTCTGGTGTAAGTTGGATACCTGCTGCATCAGGTGCTCAAGGTGCAACAGGAGCTCAAGGTGCAAGAGGACCACAGGGACCTCAAGGTGCTCAAGGTGCTACAGGAGCTACAGGAGCACAAGGAGCACAAGGTTCTATAGGACCTCAAGGATCACAAGGAACTACAGGAGCACAAGGTGCTCAAGGTACTCAAGGTACTGCAGGAGCACAGGGTGCTACAGGATCTACAGGTGCTCAAGGATCTGCAGGAGCACAGGGAGCTACAGGATCTACAGGTGCTCAAGGATCTGCAGGTGCTCAAGGTGCTACAGGAGCTACAGGAGCACAAGGAGCACAAGGTTCTATAGGACCTCAAGGATCACAAGGAACTACAGGAGCACAAGGTGCACAAGGAGCTGCAGGTGCACAGGGAGCTACAGGATCTACAGGAGCTCAAGGTGCTACAGGATCTACAGGAGCTCAAGGTGCTACAGGATCTACAGGTGCTCAAGGATCTGCAGGAGCACAGGGTGCTACAGGATCTACAGGTGCTCAAGGATCTGCAGGAGCACAGGGTGCTACAGGATCTACAGGTGCTCAAGGATCTGCAGGTGCTCAAGGTGCTGCAGGAGCACAAGGAACTGCAGGTGCTCAAGGAGCTAGAGGACCTCAAGGACCACAAGGAGCACAAGGTTCTGCAGGTGCACAAGGAGCTGCAGGTGCACAGGGAGCTACAGGATCTACAGGAGCTCAAGGTGCTACAGGATCTACAGGAGCTCAAGGTGCTACAGGATCTACAGGAGCACAGGGTGCTCAAGGAACTGCAGGAGCACAAGGTGCAAGTGATGGTGGATTTACTGTTTTCAATAATACTACTCAGAACTCTAATTGGTATGTTGGCATTCTTTCTGTAACATCTGGAATTGCCAAAACTGCTCATGTTTCTTCAACAAAACTTCAATTCAATCCTTCTACTGGGGCACTTGGAATTGGTACTATTATTGATATCGTTCCTTATGATACTTTAAATTCAGGAACACTTTCTTGGGAAGGTTCTGCTGGACAACTCTTCAGTATTACAAATAATCTAACTACTGGATCTATCTTCTCAGTTAATGATGTTTCTGGTATTCCAAGTATTGATGTAGATGCTGACGGAACAATTGAACTTGGACCTTATGGTGGTAATATTGGAGTTGGAACCACAGGGCCAACACAAAAATTACATGTTCAAGGTAATGTAAGAATTACTGGTGGAATTTATGATTCAAGCAATAGTGTAGGTTCTGCAAGTTCAGTATTAAGTTCTACTGGAGTAGGATTGAGGTGGGTTACGCCAAACTCAGGACCTCAAGGTGCACAGGGTGCTGCAGGAGCACAAGGTGCTACAGGATCTACAGGTGCACAGGGAGCTACAGGATCTACAGGTGCACAAGGTGCTACAGGATCTACAGGCGCACAGGGATCTACAGGATCTACAGGAGCACAAGGATCTGCAGGAGCACAAGGATCTGCAGGAGCACAGGGATCTACAGGATCTACAGGAGCACAGGGTGCTGCAGGTGCACAGGGAGCCACAGGATCTACAGGTGCTCAAGGTGCTGCAGGTGCTCAAGGTGCTACAGGATCTACAGGTGCTCAAGGTGCTGCAGGAGCACAAGGAACTGCAGGTGCTCAAGGAGCTAGAGGACCTCAAGGACCTCAAGGAGCACAGGGTGCTACAGGATCTACAGGAGCACAGGGTGCTGCAGGTGCACAAGGTGCTACAGGATCTACAGGTGCACAAGGAGCTGCAGGAGCACAAGGTGCTACAGGATCTACAGGATCTACAGGAGCACAGGGTGCTGCAGGTGCACAGGGAGCCACAGGATCTACAGGTGCTCAAGGTACTGCAGGTGCTCAAGGTGCTACAGGATCTACAGGTGCTCAAGGTGCTACAGGATCTACAGGAGCACAGGGTGCTGCAGGTGCACAGGGAGCTACAGGATCTACAGGTGCTCAAGGAACTGCAGGTGCACAGGGTGCTGCAGGAGCACAAGGATCTGCAGGTGCACAAGGTGCTGCAGGTGCTCAAGGTGCAAGAGGTGGTTCTGATTGGACACCAAACCTAACAAACATCACTCAGTCCACAACAGATTCTTCAACATTCACCAAAACTGGTGGAGCTGCAAGTACTTGGGATTCTCAGGTATATTCATCTCAAGGTTATGTGAGGGGAGCATTTGCATCTGCAAGAATATCCTCAACAACTGGATTTGCAATGTTTGGTCTCAATACAGACCCAACAACAAATGCAAGTTATGCTTCAATTGATTATGCTTTCTATTTTGATAGTGGAACAGTAAACATTTATGAGAGTAATGTTCCAATAGTAGGTTCTTATGGAACTTATACCACAGGTGATACTGCTTATGTCATTTATGATGGTGCAAATGTAAGGTACTATTTAAATGGAACTCTCTTGAGAACTGTTGCAAGAGCAATTGGAAGTGCTCTTTATCTTGATAGTTCCATTTATACATCCGGCCTTGCATTCAACCAACTCTCCTTTGGTCCTATGGGCGAGATTGGACCTCAAGGTGCACAAGGAGCTACAGGATCTACAGGAGCACAGGGTGCTGCAGGAGCACAAGGAACTGCAGGTGCACAGGGAGCTACAGGATCTACAGGAGCTCAAGGTGCTACAGGATCTACAGGAGCTCAAGGTGCTACAGGATCTACAGGTGCTCAAGGTGCTACAGGATCTACAGGTGCACAAGGTGCTGCAGGATCTACAGGTGCACAAGGTGCTGCAGGTGCACAGGGAGCTACAGGATCTACAGGTGCTCAAGGTACTGCAGGTGCTCAAGGTACTGCAGGTGCACAAGGTGCTACAGGATCTACAGGTGCACAAGGAACTGCAGGTGCTCAAGGAACTGCAGGTGCACAAGGTGCTACAGGATCTACAGGTGCACAAGGAACTGCAGGTGCTCAAGGAACTGCAGGTGCACAAGGAACTGTAGGAGCACAAGGAACTGCAGGTGCACAAGGAGCTAGAGGACCTCAAGGACCACAAGGAGCACAGGGTGCTGCAGGTGCTCAAGGAACTGCAGGAGCACAAGGAACTGCAGGAGCACAAGGAACTGCAGGTGCACAAGGAGCTAGAGGACCTCAAGGACCACAAGGAGCACAGGGTGCTGCAGGTGCTCAAGGAACTGCAGGTGCACAAGGAGCTAGAGGACCTCAAGGACCACAAGGAGCACAGGGTGCTGCAGGTGCTCAAGGAACTGCAGGTGCACAAGGAACTGCAGGTGCACAAGGAGCTAGAGGACCTCAAGGTGCACAAGGATCTGCAGGAGCACAAGGTTCTGCAGGTGCTCAAGGTGCTCAAGGAACTCCAGGTGCACAGGGAGCTGCAGGACCATCAACTTTAATTAATGCTACAAACACAACAACAAATGCTACATTTTATCCAGTATTTGTTGCAGCAGCAGGTTCAAACCAAACTGCAAGTGTTAGAACTACAGCAACTGCATTTACATTTAATGCAAGTACAGGTGACTTAACTGTTGGTGGAACTATAACTGCAAACTCTGATGAAAGATTAAAAACTAACATTCATACTATTGAAAATGCACTTGAAAAAGTTCTTAATCTTAGAGGTGTAGAATATGATCGTATTGATACTAAGGTTCATACTATTGGTTTGATTGCACAAGAGTTAGAAACAGTATATCCAGAACTTGTTATAGAAAGTAATGGATACAAATCAGTTGCTTATGGAAACCTTGTTGGATTACTCATAGAAGCAATTAAAGAGCAACAAGTTCAAATTGAAAATTTAAGCAACATTATAAATAATTCCAAATTGTTAGGATAAAAAAATGGCTGTTTTGGGTGCAAATGGTGGAAATTTTCTTGGTAGTGAACCAACTATTAGTGCAAACCAAACACTTACCACCACCTACAATTGGTTAACTGTGGGACCAACCACAATAAATAGTGGAATCACAGTCACTATAAATACTGGTGCTCGTTGGGTTATTGTTTAATTGAGGAATTATGATTAATACAAGAATAATTTATCCAAATGATGAAGGTGGCGTTTCTGTAATAATTCCTACTATGGAATGTCTCTCACTTGAAAAATTAATTGAAAGTGTACCAGAAGGAAAACCATATCAAGTTGTTGATGTTTCGGAAATTCCTAATGATAGAACTTACAGAAATGCTTGGACTTATGAGGAGGTTTGAAAATGCCTATTGGAATTAATGTAGATAAAGCAAAAGAAATTCACAAAGATATAATTCGTGAAGTGAGAAATCCTTTACTTGAGCAAAAGGATGTAGAGTTTATGAAAGCACTTGAAGTAGGAGATTCTGCTAAAGTTGCAGAAGTTACTACAGAAAAACAAGCACTCAGAGATGTGACTACTATTGTGAATAATGTAGAACCAACAGCAACTGATGTTCTTGGTGTAACTGCAGAACTCAAGCAAGTTTGGGATGAAAATGTTTTAGGTCCAAATCCACTGGTATAAACTATGAGTACTTTAAGTGTAGGTACAATTCAAAGTAACACTACTTCTCCACCAACTATCAATAATAGTGCTGGAACTGCAATTGGAACTTTTTGCAGAGCCTGGGTGAACTTTAATGGTACTGGTACTGTTGCTATTCGTGCTTCTTTTAATGTAACTTCTATTACTGATAATAATACTGGTGATTATACTGTGAACTTTACGACTGCGATGCCTGATGCAAATTATGCAGTTGCTTGGTCTTTTGGGGGAACGGGAGGCCTGTTAACGGGCAGAACGTTGGATGATACAACTGCCAGAACTACATTATTGGTGAGGGTTGTAACAGCAAATCTTTCTGGTACTTCTACTGATGGTGCTCAAGTCAACATCACAGTTTTCCGTTAAGAACCCCCCATAAAAGACATTATATACCTCACAAAATCTCCACATTTCCAGAAACAGTAATTTATCCACCACCACAAAATGGCAATCACAGTTTCAGGACCAACTATAATTTTTGATGATACTAGTGTTGCACAAGCAAGTCTTTATAATGAAACTTTTGGTACTGGAGTTTTTCCTGAAGGTGGCACAAGTCTCACTATTTCAGGAGGAACAGCATTTAAGTCAAGTGCTACTGGTGGTGCTGGGCATATAGCAACTGTTGTGGGAGTAAAAACAGATGCTTCTGTGATACTTGAAACACCTCAAAGTGGAAGTGTAACTGTAAATCCAATTGTATCTGGAGTTTATGTTTTTGCTATTGGAGGTGGAGGAGGTGGTGCTGGGACATCTCCTCTAGCTCGTACTGTTGGGTCAAATGGAACTCCATCATTTTTCTCAACTGTTATTGGAAATTCTGGAACTGGAGGTTCTCCAGGAGGAGGAACTGGTGGAGGAACTGGTGGAACTGCAACTGGGGGAACAACAAATACATCAGGAACTACAGCAGCATCCAGACCTGGAACTGGAAATGGTGGCAATGCTGGAGGATTTCCTGGTGTAGTATCAGGAGCAGGTGGGGCTGGTGCAGGACCTGGAAGTCCTGGAGCAACCCCATTTCCAGGGCCTGGTGTTGCTGGTGAACCTGCTGGTGGAGGAGGTGGAGGGTCATGGACTGGATTGACTGGTGGTGCTGGTGGAGGTGGAGGAGGACGTGCAATTCACACAAGACTTACTATAACTGGAGGTTCTCCATATCCATATCAAGTTGGTGCTCCTGGTGCTGGGGGAGTTGGTCCTTCTGCTACAGGTGGTGCTGGAGCTAATGGATATTTGAGATTTGTTTTATATGATTGATTCAAAATAAATAGTTCAAATGACTTGATTTTTTTATGGCATTTCAGACAGTATGGTATGATACTAATTTACCTCAAGATATTATAAGTATTTTAGAAAAAGATTTAAAAGTTTTTGAAAATAATTTTGATGATTCTGCGGTTGGTTATGGTGGACAGGGAAAAGTAAATAAGGACATTAGAAATAGTAAAAATGTATGGATTCCTACTACACACTGGATTGGTGGGTTTCTTTGGCATTATGCTACAAGAGCAAATAGAGAAAATTTTCTTTATGATTTAACTTGTATTGATGGTGAAAGTCTACAATATACAAGATACTCAGAAGGTGAATTTTATAATTGGCATACTGATTCAGGTATAGATGTTTGTTATAAACCACAAAATATTACAACTTCTTGTGTTAATGACCCACAAGATTTTATTGCAACAAATGTAGAATATGTGAGAAAACTTTCTTTTACTTTACAACTTTCAAATTTTGATGAATATACTGGAGGTGAAGTCCAGTTTCTTGATAGTTCTGGGAAACCTTATTTTATGCCAAAGCAAAAAGGGACTATTGCATTTTTTGATTCAAGAACTCCACATAGAGTAAAGAAAGTAAAATCTGGAGTAAGAAAATCTTTAGTTGGGTGGACAATTGGGCCTCGGTGGAAGTGATGGAAAGAGAATATCCACAAAAACAAACCTTACCAACCTATCAGATGACTAATCATCAGTCATTTGAAAAAAATGGATATCTTTTTGTTCCAGGTATGGTAACAAATCCAGAAATGATTTTTTGCCCAGTTCCAAAAGAAAGAGGGCAAATTAATTATCTTGGAAAAAATAAATCTAATTATGAACCAGAAGAAAAACAAGTTCAAGGTTCATTATCAAGATATAATTTTCCTCCATATAAAGAACTTCATTATCTTATCAAAAAAGAAGTAGAAGATACTTTAGGTATTGATTTATATTCTACTTATTATTTTGATAGATTTTATTTTACTGGGCAAGGACTAAAAAGACATAGTGATAGACCTTCCTGTGAAGTGAGTGTTACTCTTCAAATCAGTACAAATAGAAAAGAACCTTGGCCTATTTGGTTTGAGACACCCAATAGTAATGAAAGCTTTGTAAATATGAAAAATGGTGATGCCGTGATTTATAAAGGATGTGAAAGAGAGCACTGGAGGTATCCTTTAGAATCAAAATATAATAGGATTCAAAGAGTGTTTAAAAAAGATGATACATATCATCATCAAATCTTTTTTCATTATGTGAATGCAAATGGACCTTATCTTCCCTTTGCATTTGATAGAACTTGATAAATAACTAAAAAGATTATAAAGATATGAGTACTTTAGCTGTAAATAAAGCAACTGATGTAGTAGGGACTTCTTTTTATGAACTAATGAGACTTGAAGCAGTAAAATCTGCTACTGGCACCGCAGTTGAATTCACAAGCATCCCAAGTTGGGTAAAGAGAATTACTTTTATGCTTAATGGTGTAAGTACAAACAGTACATCACCTATGCAAATACAACTTGGTGACTCTGGAGGATATGAGACTAGTGGTTACAATGGATCGAATCATGTTTTTGTAGGTGGAATTGCTAGTGTAACATTGGCTTCAGCTTTTCTTTTAACCCTCAATACAAGTTACCAGGCTGCAGCTAACCTATATTCAGGTAGTTGCATCTTGACCTTGATAGATGCTAGCACAAACACTTGGTCTATGTTTGGTAGTATTAGCGGCCACACCAGCTCTATAGGATATCTAACCTCAGGGTCTAAATCTCTTTCTGCCACCCTCGACAGAATCCGCATCACCATGGCTAACGGAACTGATACATTTGATTTAGGAAGTGTCAGTGTCTTATTAGAAGGACATAATGCATGAGTACTTGACAAGTATCTAAAATCTACCTATAATCACTCTGTTAGGGTTGAAGGATAGGTAATACTTAACTCCTATAGGACACTTTGGGAACTGGTCCATACAGACCTCCAGTTCCCTTTTTTTGTGCTATCCTATAAGGACAGTAAAGAAATCCCACATGTCAGTCAATCTTGAAGTTAAAGGTTCTCTTGCCAAATGTCTGGCAACTGAGAACCTTATCATTGAACACAAGAAAGTTCCTACTGCGTGCTTTGATGTTGATCGTAGGGTTCTTGTTCTTCCTTTATGGGATAAAGCATCTGCAACTGTTTATGATCTTCTTGTAGGTCATGAAGTGGGACATGCACTCTTTACTGATAATATTGATTGGACAAAAGAGTATGCTGATGTTCCTAAGGACTTTATCAATGTAATTGAAGATGTTCGTGTAGAACGTTTGATGAAGAAAAAGTATCCTGGTCTTTCTAAGACATTTTACAATGGATATAATGAACTGAATAATGATGATTTCTTCTCAGTGAAGGATGAGAATCTTGATAATCTTACCTTTATTGATCGCATCAATATGTATTTTAAGATTGGTGCATTTCACAATATTGCTTTCTCTGATGAAGAGAATGAGTTTGTGACTCGTATCAGTCAACTGGAAACTTTCCAAGAAGTTCTTGATATTGCTCGTGAGATTGTTCAGTTCTTGAACTACAAGAAAAAACAACTCACTGAGATGCCTGAAATTGTTCAAAATCAAGGACAAAGTGGAGAAGAAGTAGATCTTCCTGAGAATGCTGAACAAAATACTCAAGATTCTATGGATATTGAACAAGAATCAGAGGAATCTTCTAAGTCTCAACAAGAATCACAGGGTGAAAATCCTATTACTATGGAGCAAGAAACTCCTGCTGGTGGTGGACGTGAACCCAGCAATGAGCATGGTGAGTTTGAATCCAAGACTTCACAATCCTTTGAGGAAAAGGCACAGGATTTGACCAACAAGTATGGTCAAGAGACTAACTATGTGGAACTTCCTGAAATTATTCTTGAGAATGTGATTATTCCTAATGATTTCATTCATCAGAAAACTGAAGAATATTATCAAAGTCATTCTGGTTGGATGAAGGATTGGTATCAGAATGTTCTGGTAGAATACAATTCTTACAAGAAATCTGCAGAGAAAGAAGTTTCTTATCTGGTTAAGGAGTTTGAATGTAAGAAATCAGCAGACCAATATGCTCGTTCTTCTACTGCACGTACTGGTGTACTTGACACATCCAAACTTCATACTTACAAATTCAATGAAGATTTGTTCAAAAAAGTGTCAGTAATTCCTGATGGTAAGAATCATGGTCTTATCTTTATTCTTGACTGGTCTGGTTCAATGTCCCATTGGATGTTGGATACTTGTAAGCAACTGTTTAATTTGATTTGGTTTTGTAAAAAGGTCAACATTCCCTTTGAAGTTTATGCTTTCACTGTGGATTGCAATGCTTATGTTGAATTGCAGCCAAATCATCCTCCTATCTACAAGAAAGTAGGAGGTGTTATTGCACCAGAACAGTCATTTAGACTGATGAACTTCTTTACCAGTAAGAGTAATTCTCGTGAATTGGATGCTCAAATGAAGCACATCTGGGCAGCATGTTGGGCATTTCAGAAAGGTAATGGTTGTGCTCCTCGTCATCTTGACTTGTCTGGTTCTCCTATTGGTGATACAATGCTTGCATTGCATTCGCTGATTCCTGACTTTCAAAAGAAAAACAAACTTCAAAAGGTGAATGTTGTTTTCCTGACTGATGGTGAGGGTTATGTGAATGCAACTACCATCAAGAAAAAGAATAATAGTGGTGAGGAATATGTTAGCCTCACTAAAGCATTTAACACTACTGTTCGTAACAGGACTAATGGTAGAATCTATTCTTCCTATAACTATGGAAACTTCCCACAGTATTCCAAAGTTCTTCTTTCTACTCTGAAAGATAGGTTTTCTACTGTAAACTTCATCAACTTTAGGGTTGTTCCTGGTAGGGATTTCAAGACTTGCTATGATTGGTATGGCAAGGAATTTGGTGATTATGAGAAAGTAAAGTCAATTTACAAGAAAGAACAATTCATCACATTCACTGGAACTGGTTATGATCAATTCCATGTAATTCCCACTACTTCACTTTCGCAAGATGAAAAGTTTGAAGTTGAGGAAGGTGCAACCAAAGCACAAATTAAATCAGCATTTGCTAAAATGTTGAATAAAAAGAAGACAAATAAGAAACTTTTGTCCTCTTTTGTTGATATGATTGCTTGATGTGCCAGTTTGGGAACTGTCTACTAAGTGGTTCCCAAACCTCAAATCCATGCTATCATTACAAAGTAATCAACCCAAGACCATGCAGGAACAACTTATTAGTTTGCTAAAGGAACAATTTGGTACTGAAATTGATGCTAATGCAGTCAAATCAGTGGCAAATCAAATGAACACTAGTTATGCTACAGCATCGAAGTATCTGCAAGCATATAAAACTAGTCGTGGTAAATGGAATCTGGAGGCAACAGTAAAAGAACTGGAAGACACCTATAACTCTCCTGCTGCAGAAGGAAAAGATACCATTTCTTCCCTTTTGTCAGTTGTCCAAAACCTCATTCCTAAGAAAGATGATACCTTCGTCAGCTTTGGTAACTTTAGTGATATTAAAAAAGTTGTTTCCTCTGGTCTATTCTATCCCACTTTTATTACTGGTCTTTCTGGTAATGGTAAAACCTTTGGTGTAGAGCAAACATGTGCACAGTTGGGTCGTGAACTGATTCGTGTCAATATTACTATTGAAACTGATGAGGATGACCTAATTGGTGGTTTTCGTCTTGTCAATGGCGAAACTGTATGGCACAATGGTCCTGTGGTTGAAGCAATGGAGCGTGGTGCAATTCTTCTTCTTGATGAGATTGACCTTGCTTCCAATAAAATCATGTGTCTTCAGTCAATTTTGGAGGGTAAGGGTGTCTTCCTGAAGAAAATTGGTAAGCATGTTACCCCTAAACAAGGGTTCAATGTGTTTGCTACTGCTAATACTAAAGGTAAAGGTTCTGATGATGGTAGGTTCATTGGCACCAATGTGCTCAATGAGGCATTTCTTGAGAGGTTCCCTATTACCTTTGAGCAAGAGTATCCTACCATTAATGTTGAGACAAAAATCTTGACAAAAGTAGCAGAATCACTTAGTATTCCTATGGTTGGAGAGCACACTGATTTTATTAAACATCTGTGCACTTGGTCTGAGATTATTCGTAAGACCTTTGCAGATGGTGGTATTGATGAAGTCATTTCCACTCGTCGTCTTGTTCACATCATCAAAGCATATTCCATCTTTGGAAAAAAAGATAAGGCAATCAAAGTTTGTCTCAATCGCTTTGATGATGAAACTAAAACAACTTTTGTTGAATTGTATGACAAGATTGATGCTGAGTTTCAGCAACAGGAAGGGGAGTAATCCCTTTCCTAAATACATAACATCACCCCTATAATTATAAACTCCTATGACTTCCCTTTTTCTCGAAAAAGATGCTGATACCATCTATGATGAATTAGAGGATAATAAATCAGAAGACATGGAAGATGAATATAGAGAGGATAGGATGGAACAAATGATTTCCAGATATGGTTATTGAGGAGGTTTACTGTGATTCAAAACATAAAGGAAATCATTTATACAGAGCATCATCAGGAGCTCAAAGAGTTTGCAGAATATCTTGGTGTTGATTACGAAGATTACTTAGAATTTCTGCATCCTGATGTTGACTTTGATGATGTTTCAATGTAAGATGTAGGGGTGGAAGGTTGCCCCACAGAGAGTGAAGCCAAAGGGTAAGGCACGTGGACAACACATTCAGTAGTTGGTTCGAATCCAACCACTCTCTACTTATGGGCATCAAAGGTCCAAACTTTGAATAAGTCCCACCCCCTCCATGCCTCTTAACAATGCACAAACAGGAGGGACTATGCCCCGTTAGCTCAGGAGACAGAGCAATTCTCTTCTAAAGAATCGGTCGTGGGTGCAAATCCTACACGGGGTGTTTGTTTTGAACCTATTTCTTCATTTAGTGATGATATAATGATAAGTGTGATAAACTCAAGAGAAAATCTAATGGCACTTTGTCCAAACTGCCATTGGGAATATGATCACAATTTACTAGATTAATTATGAAATCAAAAGATTGGTGGGTAAGTCAGAATGAAGAGTGGGCAGTAATTCCTTATTGTAATAAGTATATGTTGATATATAAAGGACAGCAAATATCAGTTCACAATACAATAGAAACTGCCAAAAAAATTGCACTGAAGGAGTCTAAAAAGAAATGAGTATCTTGAGCATTGAAAGTATTAGTCTTGATGATGATGGATCTGTTTATGTAACTGCTGTAGTTGAAGATGCAGTTGAAACTTATGCGCCAACTTTCTATGATCCTGCTGAGTATGGTCCTGGATTGTGTGAGGCAAGTTTTACTTTTGAGGAAGAACAAACTTTTCCAGATAATGATGAAGAACTAATTAAACTTCTGGAAGAACTTGACTTAGAGTGGAATTTGGTGGATAATAGTGATTACTACCTTGATTGAATATGACTAAAAGAGTTCTTATTACTGGTGGTGCAGGATTTATTGCTCACCACCTTATTGGATACATTCTCAAAGAAACTGACTGGGATGTTGTAACTCTAGACAGACTTGACTATAGTGGAAATCTTAATAGATTGAATGACATTCTTTCTGATTTTACAGCAGATGATCGTAAACGTGTAAAAGTTGTATTCCATGACCTTAAAGCAGAACTCAATCCTCTCATTAAATCAGAAATTGGTAAAGTTGATTACATTCTTCATCTTGCTGCTGGTTCTCATGTAGATCGCAGTATTGAGTATCCTATGGAGTTTGTTCTTGATAATGTTGTGGCAACCTGTAACATTCTAGAGTTTGCAAGAACACAGAAAGACAACCTAGAAAGATTCATTTACTTCAGCACTGATGAAGTATTTGGTCCTGCTCCAGATGGAATCAAATACAAAGAGAATGATAGATATAATTCTACTAACCCATACAGTGCAACCAAGGCAGGAGGTGAAGAACTTGCTGTAGCATATGAGAATACTTATGGACTTCCCATTTATATTACTCATACTATGAATGTATTTGGAGAGCGTCAGCATCCAGAGAAGTACATTCCTATGTGCATCAAGAAGTCTAGAGATGGTGAAAAAGTAACCATTCATAGTGACTCAACTTGTACAATTCCTGGGTCTAGACATTACATCCATGCTGAGGATGTTGCTAGTGCAATTCTATTCCTTCTGAACTATCAAGGTAGTCTTGAATATACCTATGGTGGTGCTAAGTGTCCTAAATTCAACATTGTTGGTTCAGAAGAACTAAACAACCTTGAACTTGCACAAATCATTGCAGAGGCACAAGGCAAAGAACTTAATTATGAATTGATTGACTTCCATTCCTCACGACCAGGACATGACCTTAGGTATGCACTTGATGGTGATAAGATGAGAGAAATGGGTTGGGAACCTGCCAAGTCAGTTAGAGAAAGAATTGCAGATGTAACTAATTGGACCTTGGAAAATGAAAGGTGGATTACAATTTAACTAGATAGTAAATAAATTTTGGAGGTGTATGACTCCTCTATTTCTCACAACAATTATATCTTGCACACAAGCAGTTGGAATAATACACAAACTTACAAATGTTGTGGGATTAACTGAAATTCAGAAAAAAGAAATTTTAGTTGAGATCAAAAAAATTATTCCATCCTGTCCAGTAAAAATAGAAAATAAATGAACACCTACTATTACACACTATTCATAGCATTTACTGTTGTTGCAGTAATGATGATTGTAGATCAAAATGTAGGTGATTATCTTTTACTTGTTTTTAAAATTATTAAACTAAATTTTGAAAGGATGATCTGGATTATTAGATTTCATCCTTTCTGGATTAGTAATCCTATTGGCAAATGGTGGATGATGAGAAAATACATGAGGACAGTTGAGCAACTGGCACAACAACTTTCTCAAAAGCAGGATGATGCTGTATAATAGAGCATATTCATCAACAGGTGCATGACCTACACAGCAAAAATCACTCTTAAGTTTGATTCTATCTGGGATTTTAAAGGTGGAATCTATGATGATGAAATTCTTCCCGAGCAACATATTACTATGGAAGTTCCTGCAGAAGATCTAAACACTACACAGTTGTTTAAATTGTGGGAAAATTTTCTTCAAGCAATGGGACATAATGAAGTTGGCATTATGAAAGGTGCTTGTTATGTTGCTTTCAATGATATGCGCAGTGATGAAAACATGCGCAAGATTGCTAATGAGTTTGATATCAAAATGATGGAAGATCATTATGAAATTGTTGCTGAACTGCAAGAAGAAATTAGTAAACTTAAAGCAAAGATTTTTAAACTTGAGCAACCTGATAATGATACAGACATTTATGATGAACAGTATGGTGTCTGGAATGGTTTAGTTCCTGGTACAGATGAAGCATATGCAAAAGGTTGCAAGTGTCCAATTCTTGACAATCAAGACATGCCTGCTAGTAAGAAATGGGTGAATGGTGATTGTCCTCTTCATGGTAAAGTAAAATGAAAAAAACAACTAACACAGAAGATTCTACAACTTTTCCTCATACACAATTTCCATTCAAAATTGTGCACATGGAGGGGAAAGATATGATGGACAAAAAGATTTGCTATTTTCAATCTCAAGATCATGCAGATAAGTACATAACAAAGTCAAAGTTTAAATCTAGAGATTATCAACTCTATATCAAACCTGGAACTGATGTAACTAGCACCAGTCATCCAATTAAAAAGAAAACAAGGAAAAGCACAAAGTGAATAGTTATCATGTATTAGATCCAACAACTCCTTGGTATGAATGGTTATGTTATTGTGAGATCTGCTACCAATTAAATGTTCTCAATCAACCAAGTGTTGGTAGATTTATGAGATATAGAAATTATCTAAAAGAAATAGGAGTTTTGTAATGAGTGACCCAAATTGGTTTCAAAAAAAATGGGGAACGCCAGAAGTACCTACTGATATTTTATTCAGAAAAATTGAAGAACTTGAGCAAAGGATAATAAAGTTAGAAGAAGAAAATGTAGAAACTACAAACACTCTCTATGAAATTATGCATTCAGTAGATGCAGTTGATGCTCGTATAGATATTGTTGCAGAGAATCCATGGAAGGAACAATTTGATAATGTATGAAACCCTCACAGAATTCGAGAGAGCACTTGCCCGTTTTGGTGATAAAGTGGGTCTCATTGCAGGACTTGAAATTGCAGATAAGATCTCGCCAGAAGATGCTTATCAGCAAATCAAGGAACTTTACAAAGAACTTAAGAGCCTCCGTAAAAAAGAAAAATCTGAATGGGATGGAGACTATTACCCAAACTAGGATTTGTTCTAAATGTAAAGAAGAAAAACCACTTGACAAAGAACATTATCAGGTGGTAAAACAATTTAAATCTGGATTTTCTTATTACTGCAATGAATGTAACAAACCAAAACCAAAAGATTGATGATGGTCTCAAAGTAATTGAAAATGCTGATGGTACATTTACTATAGAGTGGGATCCTTGTGACAGTAGATGGAGTGTCCTCAATGGACTGACATCAGAAGAGATTGGTGCTATGATTATGGAACAAGTCAAACTTTACTTGAAAGAACAAAATGCCTAGCAAAATGTGGACAGCGATGAATGATGTTGATGCAGTAACATCTAAGATTTGTTCTGCCCGTGAAATTCTTGATTGTGCAATAGATAGACTTCAAGAACATCAATATGATAAAGTTGAACAATTGATGTATGCTGTAGATGAGTTTCTTCAGTATTATCTTGCAGAGTTTGATGAGAAGTTCAAACTTGCTTGGCAAGAAACTGTAGTCAAACAGAAAGAAGAAGAGGAAGACCATTGTATGCCTCCTTGGGGACATAGTGATATGGAGTATCTCATTAAAAATAAGAAAGATAAAGTCATTAAGTGGCAACTTCCTGTTGATAAGATTGAAAATGGTGATACCGGAGAAGATGAATACTTCATCATATTCCCTGATGACCTATTGGAAGCAGCAAACCTAAAACCAGGAGATAATGTGGAATGGGTTGATAACAAGGATGGAACTTATACTCTTCGTCATGTAACAATGACTAATACCCTCAAAAAGGCTGGGAGTTGATGAGAACCATTCAAACCTGTGGGTCTTC